GGTGCTGCTGGAAATACACCTCCTGTAAGTCCATCACAAGGTAATACTGGTGGAAACAGAGGTGGCGGTGGAGCTAACGCCCTTGGTGGCGGAGGCGGAGGCGGTGGAGCTGGTGCTGTAGGTCAACCAAATCAACAAACAGTACCAAGTGGCGATTTTTTTGATGGTGGTGATGGTGGTGCTGGTGCGGCCTCTTCAATCACAGGTTCACCTGTAACAAGAGCAGGTGGCGGTGGTGGCGGAGGTGATGTTAGTCAGACTGAGGGTGATGGTGGCCCTGGTGGTGGCGGAAAAGGTGGTGGTGATGGTGGTGCCGCAGGAACGGGATCTGCCAATACTGGCGGTGGCGGCGGCGGTGCTGGTAATAGTAATCCTGGGAAAGCTGGTGGCTCTGGTGTCGTTATTATTAAACAGGACGCAGGACCTACCATAGCATCTGGTATGTGGAGCATGGATGCAGTTTACGAAAATGTAAAAGCAGGAACATGGGTGTAATATGCCAAAATTAATCGGAGCAGCACAAGCAGTAACTTCTATATCACAAAGTCAAGTTATAAGTACATTTAATTCAAGCGGAACATTAACTACAGAGGCACATACAACCCAACTTCAATATTTAATTATTGCAGGTGGAGGTGGCGGTGGTGGCACTAATGCTGGTAGCATGACTGTAGGTACAAGAGGATCGGATTCTTCTATAGCAGGCACACCGATTACAACCATAACCAGCACTGGTGGTGGTGGTGGAGATACAGGAACATTTACCCCAAATCCTGGGAATCAACCAGGAGGCTCTGGTGGTGGTGGTGGTAGACACGCTGTTGGATCGGGAACGTCTGGACAAGGACATCCTGGTGGTGATGGTGCAAGAGCAAACACTGTCGGTGCCGATGTAGCTGGTGGCGGTGGAGGTGCTGGTGCAGATGGTCAAGATTACCAAGGACCGCCCTCATCACTTAAAAGTGGAGATGGAGGTGCTGGAGTTGCATCATCAATAACTGGCTCACCTGTTACTAGAGGTGGTGGTGGAGGTGGTGCAAGTTATTATTTTGGACCACAAACTACGGGTTCTGGTGGTCCAGGGGGCGGAGGCACTGGTGGTAGTACACAAGGTGGTGCACCCGGAACTCGTGCATCTGCTGGTACTGCAAACACAGGTGGTGGTGGTGGAGGTTTCTGTGAAGACTCAAACCCATTTCAAAATTTTGGCGGTGGCGGTGGAGCAGGTGGCTATCGTTGCTCTGTGCCAGGAGAAAGTTCTGGAGGCGGAGCATCTGCTGAATCAGTTTTAACAGTAGTGGGTAGCACACCATATACTATTACTGTAGGTGGTGGCGGAGCAGGTACACCTGTTATTGCAGGTTACGGAAACGCAACAACAGGAGGCTCCGGTGTAGTAATCACAAAACAACCGGCAGTAAGTGTTACTATTGCATCAAGCTGTTGGGATTTAAGAACTGTATATAGACAAATAAAAGAAGATGATTGGGTATAAATAAATAATAATTCAAATGTGTAGTGACTTATGAATTTAAAATGGTATTACTGGTACTTTCAATCTGTTATCCCCGAAAGAATTTGTGACGATATTGTTCGTTATGGTCAAGAGCAAGACAAACAAATGGCTCTTACAGGCAGCTCTGATAAAGACAACCTAACCAAATTAGAACTTAAAAACATCCAAAAAAAACGCAAGTCTGATGTGGTGTGGATGTCAGATAGGTGGATATACAACGAAATACATCCTTATATACATCAAGCTAATGCTAATGCAGAGTGGAATTTTGAGTGGGATTTTTCAGAGGCATGTCAATTCACAGAATATAAAAAAGGTCAATTTTATGACTGGCATTGTGATTCAAACAAAGATCCTTACGATCGGCCAGATCAGCCAAATGTAAACAATAAAATAAGAAAACTAAGCATGACCCTTGCGCTTTCAGATCCAAATGAATATAAAGGTGGAGATTTAGAGTTTGATTTTAGAGACACAGACGAAGGCTCTCAGCCAAAAGTATGTGAAGAAATAAGAGCCAAAGGAAGTATAATAGTTTTTCCTTCTTTTGTTTGGCACAGAGTAAAACCAGTAACCAAAGGAGTACGACACTCTTTAGTGTGTTGGAATTTAGGGTACCCATATAGATGATTGATTTTTTAATTTATTTATTTTGTACATTATTATTATGGGGATTAGCTATGGCATGGTTTGATGAACCGCCAGGATTTTAATTATGAGTTTCAAAAAAGACAAATACCAAGTTATTAAAGGTGCTTTATCAACAGAGTTAGCAGATTTTTGCTATCAATATTTTTTAAACAAAAGAGCTGTAGCAAGATATTTATTTGATGAAAAATACATTTCGCAATTTACTCAATATTTTGGAGTTTGGAATGATCCGCAAATACCAGAAACTTATTCGCATTACGCTGACATAGTTATGGAAACTTTATTGCAAAAAGTAAAACCAATTATGGAAAAAGAATCTAAAGTAAAGCTGTCTGAAACTTATTCCTATGCAAGAATATACAAAAAAGGTGATGTTTTAAAAAGACACAAAGACAGATACTCTTGTGAAATATCTACCACAATGCACTTAGGCGGCGATGAATGGCCCATATACTTAGAGCCATCTGGAAAAGAAGGCCAGGATGGTATCGAGGTAAATTTAAAACAAGGAGATATGTTGATGTATAGAGGCTGTGAACTTGAACATTGGCGCCCTGCTTTCAAAGGTCAAGACTGTGGACAGGTGTTTTTACACTATAATGACACAAAAGGTGAAAACGCCGAAATAAACAAGTTTGATAAAAGGCCCCTGTTAGGATTACCAAGTTATTTTAAAAAATGATAGACTTTCTTATATTAGCAGCATCAATATTTGCAGTAGCAAGTCTTGGTGTTTTATTCATGGGAGATGGTGACGATCACCCTTTATAGGAGAAGAAAATGGAAATAATTTTCAATCTAGTAAGTTGGATTACAATAATAGTCACAGTTGCAAGTTTAATTGCGGCCAGTACACCAACCCCAAAAGATGATGTTTGGATCGGCAAATTATACAAGCTGATTGACTGGGCAGCTCTTAACATTGGCAAGGCCAAGGAGAAGTAATATGAGTTTATGGACTAGGGTAGTGGATTTTTTCACCGGAACAGAAGAGAAAAAAGTAAGAGCTAGAACCAAAAAAGGTCAGTATGTGGCAGATGATAAATCAACGCCAGATGTGAATGAGGCTTACACAACCATTAGAGTGGCAAAAAAACCCGGCAGGCCCAAGAAAAAATAATGGCCACCGTAAAAGATGCGTTAAACGCAATAGAATCACACGAACGCGAGTGTAGAGCCTTATACAAAAACATTGATAAGCGCCTGGAAGATGGATCTAAAAGATTTGATAAATTAGAAAACATGATCTGGGCCGTTTATCCTTTTATAGTTGGGGCCATAGTATTGGCTAAGTTTATATGAACGAAAACAGCGGCAGATTTGGAGGAGACATGGACAGAAATGAGGTCGAAATGGATCTCAATAAATTTATGGCCATGATTCAAGAAATATCGGATCTTAAAGATAAAATTAGAGATCTGGAGGCCGATGATAAAATCAACCCACACCAAAAATGGATCCACTTAGCAAAAGCAGTTGACTCCTGGCGTATTTTTCCAAGAGCTTTTCTTACGGTTTACATCATACTGCTTTACAAATGCACAATATGGTTTATGGAGCTGCCAGAACCAACATTTGAACAATCTGGACTTATTTCTATAGTGGTTGGGGCCGGAGCTGCATGGTTTGGACTGTATGCTGGCACAACAGGCAGTAGCAAACAATTTAAAGGCGAAGATTAATGTATGAATACAGCTGCCAGGTAACACGCGTGGTGGACGGTGATACAATCGATTGCATCCTCGATTTAGGCTTTTCAGTTTTGCATAAATGCAGAGTTAGACTTTACGGGATCGATACTCCGGAGAGTAGAACCAGAGACAAAGATGAAAAAGTAAGAGGGAAGTTGGCCGCAAAATTTTTAGAAGATTCAATAAACTCTGGTGAAAGCGTGGTGCTACGATCCAAACTTAAAGATTCAAAAGGTAAGTACGGCAGAGTCCTTGGCGAAGTTATTGTAGATGGGATAAACATAAACGTTTCCATGATTGAAAAATATTTGGCCGTTGCATATAATGGACAAAGTAAAAGTGATATAGAGGAAGAACATTTGAAGAATAGAAAAAAACTTATCGAGCTAGGAGTTTACGCAGCAGATGAACAAGGCGGAGGATCGCAAAAATAATGACCAAATAATTGCCTGGTCATCTCTTACACTATTAGTCATAGCAGTTATTGGTTTTTCTATAAACGTCAACGCACAATCTACACAACAGTCCGGAACAGCTTGTACTAACGGCACTCAATACTGTGAAAATAATAGCCTAGATACGACAAACACTACAACTACAAATAACACTAACTCGAACACCAACAACAACACCAATACCTCGACTTCGACCTCGACTGCGACAAATACCAACAATAACAATAATACAAACGTATCGACTTCGACTGCGACAAATACCAACAATAACAATAATACAAACGTATCGACCAACCAAAACACAAACGTCAATACCTCGACTTCAACTAGCACCAACAACAATAACAACACCAATACATCGACTTCAACCTCTACAGTAAATTCTACTGTGAATCAGAATGTTAATAACACGAATAATTCAACCTCAAATAGCACCAACACCAACAACAACACCAATGTAAACCAGTCGACCTCGGAATCAAATGTGACAACAGATAATAGGAACGTCAATGAAAATAACAGTACGAGCAATAACACCAATCGAAACATCAATGAATCTAATTCAACGCAAACTATAAATCAAAATATAAAAAGCGAGGCACCTCCGGCATCGGCGATTGCTCCTAGCATAATGAGTTATTCGCAAGATCTTTGTACCACCGGTGTAAGCGGAGCCTTCCAGGGCCAAGTATTTGGTTTTTCTGGAGGTAAAACAATCGTGGACCAGAATTGTGAAAGACTTAAGTTATCTAAATATCTTTACGACATGGGCATGAAGGTTGCATCCGTAGCATTATTGTGTCAAGACGCAAGAGTTTTTAAGGCTATGTCAATGGCAGGTACACCTTGCCCTTACGAGGGAAAGATTGGAAAAGAGGCAAAAGCAGAGTGGGCCAAAAACGGATCAAAAAGACCCGATGCAGAAGATGCAGAAAAAGAATACATCAAACAGTGCACAAGCGAAGAAAATCCACATAGAAAAAAAATAAAAAAAGATGTAGTCGGGGGCATAAAAACTATATATACAAGAAAAACTAAAACAGACAAACAATGCAAAAAAGAATTTTATGCTACGCAGTAGCCTGCCTGTTTAGTTACAATGTTTTAGGCCAGTATATATACGAAGGTTCGCAAGACCTTTACCAACTACAAAAAAATGCTGGAAATTTTGAAGGCGAACTAGCCTATGAGGTCGGTGACGATCAACTCTCAACAACAATCAACTTACCTTTTAATTTTACCTTTTATGGCCAAACTTTTAACAGCGCCCGCATGGCCACCAATGGCTGCGTACATTTTGGCCTTGGTAGCGGCAATATAAATTCTAATAATTTTTGCGCTGATTACACACCAGATGAATTAAGCACAAAGGCCTATACATACACAATGCTACCTTTCTGGACAGATCTAATTAGAGATACCAACTCTAGGATGAAGTCATACGGGGACAGCTCTAAAATGATTTTTGGTTGGTATGATATGAGAGAATACAACAGAAATTCTGATAATAGCTTTGAAGTTATACTCTGGCCCAATAACACCTTTGAGTATAGATACGATGAATTAGACATCATAAACCATGATGTAATTATCGGTGAAATCGGCAGTGGATCCTCACAAATATACCAATACTTGTTTCACGATGAATGTAACGTAGGCACGACAAATTCAAGTAGTTGCGTAAACACAGATTGGAATAACACATCTGCAAATACATTACTTGAAGGCGGTGGATCCCTATATGGAGTTGGCACAGGCAATGGTGTTGACTGTAGCAACCCATTGAATGATAGTTCTTGCAGTGGCTACGCAGACGCTTATTTAACCCAGCAATGTAATATCACTGATCTTTATAGTCAGTCTTGTCCAAACTACTGGGAGGCTTATGACGATGCGCAGTGTGCAGACGATCCACAATACGGTCCTTTTTGTCCTGGCTACCGACAAGAAGAATCGGTAGCTTTTTTTGATGACACTAATACCAACTACGGTTTCATAGATGAGCAAGAGCAATTTGCCACAGGCATATTTACAGATGACCACCACCACCATGATAACCAAGGATTTGAAGATCAGTTTACAGTCATAGAAATATTTGAAGATGAGATGTTTACGCCTTTTGAAGATTTTGGCGATAACCCGAATGATTATTTTCAAGAACCCATGGCTGAGGAAATAATTATTTTTTATGACCCAGATCCCTTGCCTTTTGTTGATGATTTTGGCCCGCGCCATGATGAGCCTTTTCACCAAGACGATGTACTATTAGAAGAGTTTACATTTCAAGAAACATTCTTGGTTGAAGATTACAGCGAACCAGAAACATTTATTGAATTTAACAGCATAGAAGAATTAGAGGAATGGTTTGAAGAAGAAACTAACGAGCATCACGAAGAAAGACACGAAGAAGTGCTTGCAGATCGTGAACCAGAAGAAGAGTTTAGAGAGCCTATATTTGAAGAAGAGGCTGTCGAAGAAATTTTTGAAGAAATAGAAGAGCGACAAGAGATAATCGAAGAAGAGCGTATAGCAGAACGTGAAGAAGAGGCCAGAGAAGAAATATTAGATGAGGTAGAAGAAGAATTTGCAGCCGTAGAATCTGATGAACCAACAGGAAAAAATAAACTTATGGTAACTGCATTATCAGTAGTGAGAGCAGGAGTACAAACAGCTGCCAACAGCTATTCTGGTGGCCCTGGGTCAACACAAAGCTCTGGCTCAACCAATCAATCAAGTGTAACAAACACAAGCACAGGAGCCAGCTCATCATCATCGGGCGGTATAAGCACCACAAGCTCTCCTAGCGCCTCAGATCAATTTGCCAGTGCAAACGCACAAACCAATCAAGTTTTATCAATGTCAGACAGTGTGGGTGGATCTAATGGGGTATCTGTATCTATTGTGCCTTTGCCTACTTTTGACAACCAGGCATCTTCTGCTATTGCAGATGTCCAGGTTTCAAATGTCCAGGGACAGATTGATACTGCATCATCTGGAGTTATGACAGCATCAGAGGCCGACCAAATAGCAGATAAAATTATTGCAGCTAACATAGAGGCTCAACAAGAAGAAATACAACAAGAGCAAGAAGACACTGGCCAATACGGTGACGAAAGCACTCTTGTTGCTTTAATTGGATATGTACCAGGATTTAATTCGTATGAACAAGTAACGATTCAAGACAGCACAGATTGGTATAATAGTGCAAATATTTATACTTCTGCTACACTAGACGACAACACCAGCGCTTTTTTTGGCCTGGTCAATGAAAATTTAAAAGGTTTGGGCCAAATGATTGAGGACCAACCTAACCTTTGGAGGTAAAAATGGACTGGTTTCAAAGCAAAACTACACAAATAATCGCCCTTGTCGGAATAGTGGGTACGCTGGCCGGATTCGGCTACACGGGAGCGGAGTACGTCAACAGATTAGAAAACCTCGAATCTAAAATAGGCGGTATCAGCGAGGCAGAAGATAACGTACAAATAATCGAAGAGCGCTTTGCGTCTATAGAAACATCTGTGCAATTTTTAGAAAAAGAAATTGACAACATTGAAGTCCCAGATGTAACAGAAATTAAAACTGACATCGCAACAATCAAGGCAGATTTAATAAGTTTAGAAAAAGATTTAAGCAAATTAGAAAACAAAGACGATAATCCATTAAGCGGATGATGCGAATTTTATTAGTAAGTGTGGCTCTTACTGCATGTGCATCGGCACCAGTGCAAAAAGAATGGAATGACAGATACGACCCAGCGGCCTGGCGCAAACAGTTTGAAGTTTGCAAAGGTCTGTTCTATACAAACTATCCAGAAGAAGTTAAAAGAGATGAATGGTCCAAGTGTATGGATGAGGCAGAAACCTAATGCAGCAAATATTGATTGGAATTATTTTAGTTCTTGGTTTTGCTACCTATTACTTTTTTAGTCAAAATCAAATACTTCAAGCAAACAACGCATCACTTGAGGGAGCTGTTGCTACTCAAGAGGAGGCAATTAAATCAATACAAGAAGACTTTGAGTTGCAAACACAACAATTACAAGATCTAACAGTAAAAAGCCAGGCGGCGCAAAGAGAATTAAGCAGATACACGCAATTCATACAAAATTATGAGTTAGCATCTAAAATACTTGCTGACCCAGTAGAAATGGAAAGGAAAATAAATAATGGTACAAAACATATCATGGAAAACATCGAGCAAATCAGTAGCACTATTGATGGTCTTGATAATGGCTTGCAGTTGCAGCCTACTTCCGACTAGAGAAATACAAGTTACTGCAAAACCTTTAGAAAAAAAGATTGTGCAGCCAATTATGCCCAGGGAAATTGATCTTAAACAACCAGGTTGGATTGTTGTAACACCAGATAATTGGGAAGAGCAATTAGCAAGAATTGAAGACCAAGAGGGTGAATTAGTTTTTTTGGCCATGACCATACCAGATTACGAGGTTATGGCTTACAACATGCAAGAAATAAAAAGATACATTACCGAACTTAAAGATGTGGTGGTTTACTACAGAAAAGTAACAACAAAAGGGGAAGAAGAATGAATATATCACAAGAAGGATTGGCTTTAATTAAAAAGTTTGAGGGTTGTCCAACCGATGAAAGCGGAGATGCTGTTAGTTATAGATGCGCTGCAAATGTCCCGACCATAGGATTTGGCTCAACAAAATACAAAGGTAAGCCGGTTGAGGACGGCATGAAAATTAGCATGCAAGAGGCAGAAGATCTATTAATACATGAAATGAATGAATATGAAGGTTATATAAACCACATGGTTGAGGTAGATCTAAAACAAAACGAATTTGATGCTTTGGTAGCATGGGTTTTTAATTTGGGGCCTTCAAACCTGTCAAGCAGTACGCTTTTGCAAAAAATTAATAACAAAGACTGGGACGATGTTCCAAACCAAATAAAACGTTGGAACAAGGCCGGAGGCCGTGTGCTTGAGGGACTTGTTAGGCGAAGAGAGGCCGAGGCGTTGCTTTTTGAAGGCAAAGAATGGCATGAGATATAAATTTTTGCCTGTTGGAATTTTGACACTTATAATAATTTTGATCGCCTTGTTTAATGATCTATACTTATCCTAGGCATTTCGGTGCTTAGGGTTAGGTAGCTACTATGTCACTACCTGGTTGCCTGGCCCGACTTTATAAAAAATGAATGAAGTTTCTTTAAAAGATTTTGATATATTATCTGAGCAAGACAAAGCTGAGGCAGTAGCTTTATTGCATAGATACGATCAATTAGATAAACAAGATTCTTGTCAAAAAGATTTTATTGGTTTTGTCAAACACATGTGGCCAGAATTTATAGAAGGCCGTCACCATAAAATTATTGCAGAGAAATTTAATAAAATTGCAGACGGTAAACTTAAAAGATTAATAGTATGCTTACCTCCGAGGCACTCAAAGTCAGAGTTTGCCTCAACATATTTTCCTGCTTGGATGATGGGCCGCAGAGGCAATCTTAAAATAATCCAGACTACGCATACCGCCGAATTAGCCGTTAGGTTTGGTCGTAAAGTCAGAAACATTATTGACAGCGAAGAATATCAACATATTTTTCCAGATCTACAGCTACAAGCAGATAACAAATCAGCAGGAAGATGGACAAGTAACCAAGAAGGCGAGTTCTTTGCTGCTGGTGTCGGTGGTGCTATTACAGGTCGTGGTGCGGATCTTTTGGTTATTGATGATCCACACTCAGAACAGGATGCACTATCTCCAAAATCTTTAGAATCCGCTTATGAATGGTATACCTCTGGTCCTAGACAACGTTTACAGCCAGGAGGCATTATCGTGATTGTTATGACCAGGTGGAGCACAAAAGATCTTGTTGGCAAAGTCTTGAAAAAACAAGGTGATGACAATGCTGACCAATGGGAGGTGGTTGAGTTTCCTGCAATTATGCCAGAGTCAGAGCTACCTTTATGGCCAGAGTTTTGGAAAAAAGAAGAGCTCTTAGGAGTCAAAGCGTCTTTGCCAGTATCGAAATGGAACTCGCAGTGGATGCAAAATCCGACCGCAGAAGAAGGATCCATAGTTAAAAGAGAGTGGTGGCAGAGATGGGAGCACGAAGATATACCTCCATACTCTTATGTTATACAAAGTTATGACACGGCTTTTTCAAAAAAAGAAACCGCTGATTACTCGGCCATAACCACCTGGGCAATATTTAATGCCGGTGACGAAACCGCAGATGCAATCATGCTTTTAGATGCCAAAAGGGTGCGGGTTGACTTTCCAGAGCTTAAAAGAATGGCCATGGAGGAGTACAGATATTGGAACCCAGATTGTGTTTTGATTGAGGCCAAGGCATCCGGAACACCTTTAACTCACGAACTTAGGCGCATGGGCATACCTGTTACGGCATACAGTCCAAGCAGAGGCCAGGATAAAATAGCCAGGATGAACAGTGTTGCCCCAATATTTGAGTCTGGAATGGTCTGGGCCCCAGAACATGATTTTGCCGATGACGTTATAGAAGAAATGGCATCTTTCCCATTTGGAGATTATGATGACTTTTGTGATAGT